GATGTTCTTCAGCTATCATGTTTCTGTAAGGTAAAACAGCTTCTAAATAGGTAGCATAACCGCCAAACTCTTTGTAATCATGGTTTAAATCTTTCCAACTGTCAATAGAAGCGGTGTGTAATCCCTCGCTTTTTTTAAGTTCAACTGCATAGTCCCAAAATTGAAACGGTGTCATCTTTGCCCTTACATCTTTTTTTGTTAAGATACGAAAGTAATTAGTAACCCACATACCAGCTCTTGCTATTTCATTGTCAGTTATTACATTTGGTTTTGTAGGGTCAAAACTCTTTTTCGTCTTTTTGTGGATTAAATCTGCTATTACTTCGATTGAATTACCAACGTCAGGAAAATAAACTAAGTGTTTCCAATGGTAAAATAAAGACGTATTCATTAACATCTCCATAAGCACTTGAGTTTTTCCACTCATAGGAAATCCTGTCCAATCTGTACACGTTCCAAGCATCATGTTATAATGTTTGTCTAAGTTAGGAAAACCTAAATACAAACCTTTCTCATGGTAGTTATCACGATACTTAACAAGCTCATTCGCTATGCTGTCGTATGTTTCTATTCTATATCCCTCTATTGCCATGCGAATTTAACTTTAGGTTTTGAATCTTCAATCACTTGTTGTTTAGTTGGTAAATTTACAATCCATTTTTTAACAGTTAGATATAAAGATTTGTATTTTTTATTATCCTTATAATTTTCAACTGCATCTAAAATAGAATCAATTTGTTCTTTTGTGTGGTTAAGTTCTAATTTTTCAAAATCAGACATTGATAAAGATAAATGCTGAAAGCTTCTATATATATTATTCTTTTCATTTACATTAACATTTACAGTTACATTATCATTAACATTAACAGTTGAATTTGTTGAACTTTGTTGAACAAAATTAACATTTGTTGAATTTGTTAAAGTTTGTTGCTGTTCTTTTGCTAATCTACGAGCTTCAGCACTTGCTTTACCAGCATCACTTCGAACTCCCTTTGTTTTTTCCCACTTAATTAAATCACGTTTCATTTGCAATTTAATAGGCTCAAACGCTAATAAAATTAAAGGGTCGTTTGTTTGTGGATTATCATCGTTAACATATGCAAACATATGCTTTAATAGTTGCCCTGCTTTTTCATCTGACAACATATCAATAATTGTACGTTGGTCTGAATACAACACAAAAGATTTTTTTCCTTCTGCCATAATTTTTTAAAATGCGAAAAGCCATCAATCGAGGTGCGTAGGATAACCTTTTCATGACAGCTTTTCAGTAAAATTTCGTGAAGTTCCTACGCTTCATGCGCAAATATACTAATTTACTTTCATACTTTCAAATCTTTTTTGTAAAATAATTTGACTAATTACAAAGTTGTTCGTCTTTTCCTCGTATTCTCCAGTGTAATACTCCGAATCCTTAGACAATTCCCAAATTGCCTTAATATAAGCCATGTCGTGTATCTGAATCATGTTAGACACCGTTTTTACTGAGTGCATGATAGTAACGTGGTCACGGTTTAAAAGTCTGCCAATTTCGCTATATCCAAAACCTGAAGCGAATAATAAAGTGTGTACTACTTGACGGTAAATCTTTATGTTCGTTATTCTATTTTGTCCTGTAATTAAATCAAAATCTAAAGGGCAATAGCGTTGTATTCTAACCATGTCAAAGTTGCCTATCTTATTCCAATTTAATTGGTTCTTTAATTTCATTCGTGTACCGTGTGAATCGTATTTCATATTAATCGTTTTTAAAGTTTTGTTTGTGCCATTGACGGAAGGCAAGTCCGATATTGTGTTGTTGTTCAACTATTGTTAAGTCAGTACCTCGCATTAATAGTTCGTCTTTTTGTCGTATTTCTTTGATTAGCAAGTTACATTTGTTTTTTAGTGACTGTGTAAACACGGAGCTATTTAAATCTTCCATGAAGTCAGCTAAAACAGGAAGCACTCCTACCAATGTCAATAGCTTTTCTATTTCATCTTTGTTTGGTTGTTTCATTGTTCTTTTAGTTTTTCAAGTTCTTCAATTACTTCTTGAAGGTTTTCAATTACTTCATTAATTTCATGCGTGTTTCCAAAAATTGTTGTTTCAATTTCATCAACTTTTAAATCCACAAAAGCGTGTGTTCTTCTTGCTGTTATTTTCATTGTTCTTGTTTTTTAAATGTTTCGTTGTAGTATTGTTCTCCATCTTCGTGATTTATTTCATTACCTATTGTATTGCAATATTCTGCATCAATCCAAGCATCAATAATCTGTTGCTCAAACATTTCTTTAGCTTGATTAATTATCTCATCAAATTTATCCCAATCAATATTTAAAAAACTTGTATCTGAATTTTCTTCAACCTTTGTTTTTATAAAATCTACTACTGTTTTCATTGTTCTTGTTGTTTAACTTTAATTAATCCGTTTTTTTGTAGAACTATTCTACTCTTATCTATAATTTCTACTTCACTAATAAGAACCTTACAAGGCTCATCTAAATAATAAATGTATTCTTTGTCTCTATCTAAAATTAATCCTGCCTCACAGTAATTTTTATTTATTCCTTTTGGCTGAAAGTAAACTGTATCTAAAACTTTTGTTTCCATTATTCTTGTTGTTTAGTTATACTTTTCTGTTGTTTAATTATTATACATCCTTGTTTAAGGTTGTTAATTACACTCAAATAATCTAAGTAAAGTTGCATATTAAAAGAACCGCCCTTGTCTTTAGCACAACTTATTTTTTTAGGTTCTCGCCACCAGTTCGCCATGCTTTGTATGTTTGCTTTTGCTGTTTGTCTTTTCATCGTTTCGTCTTTATTTAGTTACATCTAATCCATCGTACCAGCCTCTCATGTACTCATAATGTTTTTGCTCGTTTTCCATTTCTTTGGCTTGTTCAAACCATATCTTAGGTATATGCGTTCCAAATTTCTTCAATTCATCAAATAACCATTCTACTGCTGTTTGTTCTTTCATTTTATTTCGTAATTAAAAGGTTCGTGTTTTCCTTGTTGTATTCCGTTGTTTAACTCAACTTCCTCTTTGCTTATTTTAAGCGTTTCTAATGACTTTAACTTTCGTTTTAGTGTCATTGTATTAAATAGTACAATAAACACCGTTAAAACGAATAAAAGACGGTTTAAATATTTGTCGTTAATCTTCGTCTTCATAATCTTCTAATTCTTTAAATCCATAACCCAAACAATCTTCGCAAGTTACTTCGATGTAACAACCGCCACAACACTCATTACTTCCGTTTCTGCAATTCATTCGCTCAAGTGTTCCTGTTCCCTCACACGTTACGCACTCAATTTCTTTCATAACTTTTCAATTTCTTGTTTAACTTCTTGCCAATATTTAATTCCTACTTCATTGCCATTCCAACAAAGATTTAATACCTCATCAACTGCAATTAATGCGCATTGTTTACATTGTTGTTTCCAATTATCTTGGTCGGTATAAATTATCATGTCCATTTTATAAAATAATTCATTTGCTTTCTCTTTCGGTGTCATATCTCAGCTATTTGTTTGATTAATTTATTGTAACTTAATGTAAGTCTTTTGATTGCTCTGTCGTAAACATCTATATCGTTTGCACAATCTTGTAAAACTTGAGTAAAGTGTCTATTTTCCCACTTATTGTAAAACTCGCAAGCATTACGTTTCTTGCTTTCAAATGCGCTAATCATATCGAGTAACGCTATTGCTCTTTCATGTAACTGTCTCATCTGTATAAACCGCTTAAGATAAATGCTGATAATGCTATCAACGCTACTACTAAATTTTCAATTGTTTCTTTTTTCATCGTTTTTCGTTTTTGTTTCGACAAATATATGTATTAAATTTAATACGATAATAGTTATTTACAATTTATTTACAATTATTTTTAATTTATTTTTGAAAGTGTTGATTTTATTGGGCTTCAGAACGAAACTTTTTTAATAAAAAAAACCGCTATTAATTAAAATAACGGTCTTTACAAACAAACTAACGATGAAATTAGTGCCTCAAAGTTAACGAATATATTTTGAATAAACGGTTTTACCTGCTTTTTTTGTTGCTCTTAATACTTCCTTTCTATTCTTTGTACGTGTGTAGCTTATATGAAACCAAGCGAATTGTGTGTCAGTTCCAAACTCAGCGATGGCTTGGTCAAAATCAAGGTTGTCAATTATCCAATCAAACAATTCTTTATCATGTAATTCTAAGTCCATCGCTTGGCCTTTACAGTGTTGTGAGGAACTTGAGCCACCAATAGCCCTATTCAAAGACGGACTTCTAAATCCTGAATTAATCTTAATCGGTTTACCTACGTGCGCCCGTAATGGTTCAAACACTTTCTCGCAAAGTAATTCAGCATTATCTAATTGCTCCAAGCTCATTACGTTTTGAATTCCTGCTCTTATTGCAGTAGGGGAAAAACAAAACTCCTCAACTGTTACGTGTTTACTTAGTCTCATAAGTTGAATTTTCTTGAATCAATGTATTTATGTACTTTTTGTACTCCGTTTTTTGTTCGTGTTACAATATCAATTGTTAAGATACGACCTCCAATTGGTTTAATAGGTGCGCCTCTTTCTACGTGCCAACCTTTGTCTCCGTCTCCGTACTCCTCTTTGTACGCTCCTGTTAACATTAAATGTAAGTCTTTGTGTTGTATAACCATTTTGTTACCCGCTTGTCTTAGCGTGTCTCTTACATCATTACGTGCGCTATTTTCGTGTATGTGTCCCATAGTAAATACATCGAATCCTTCGTACAATTCTAAGGCTCTTGTAAGGTTAATCGCTCCTTTCGTTACAACACCACCACCGCCTGAGCCATGAAAGTACTTTACTTTTACAGAATTTCCTCCACTTGTTGTGCTACCGTCTTTTAGTTTGATATTAATCCAACCACCGTAACCTCCTGTATATACATTGGAATTACATTTGTAATTAAGTAAGTCAACAAAGCGTTGTAAAATATCCGTTTCCTGCCATTTGATAATAGCAGTTTCATGATTTCCGTAACCTATTACAGTTAACAAATGTGCGTAAGGTGTCCACCATTCAACCGCAGTTTCAACTATTGAATCTAAATACTTTGAGTTATTGTGTTCGGGTCTAATATCTGACTTGTTTTTTCTTCTATCCCCTTGACCTTGCATTAAACAAAACATATCCCCGTTAATCATGATAGGAATGTTCTTTTCTAAGCAATAGTCTAAGTGTCTTTTTAAAGTGTCCCAGTCGCATTTTGGATTATCCCAATGTATATCTGAGAGCATTGCAATTTCAAAATTCTTTGTGTCTACGATTATATCGTGAACATTTTTACCGTGTTTTACTACTTGCATACGTTAATTTTTGCGTGAAAGTTACGCTTTTTATTTAAATCGAAAAGCTAAAACGATTATAATCAGTAAGAATACTATAACAATAGGAAAGGTAAAACGGTTATTTTTACTTCTTGTTTCTTTTATCTTAACCTTAGAATCAGTTTTAACGTCAATTTTATGCGTTCTAAGAGCATAACGTAGCGAATCAGTATATTTCCTTAACTCAAACTTTAAACTATCTTTAAAACGTCTTATTTCAAGTCTTTGATTAAAGCGTGTTTTCGGGTATAAAAATACGTTTTGTTTAACGATTGTATCTTTTTGGGTATAATAGTATTGAAAAAACGAAGTGTCTTTAGTTTGGATTAAAACCGAATCTTTTTGATAGTAAGTTAATGTATCGGTAACGTGTTCAATTTTACCGCCTTTCTTTTCGTATTTACGTAAGTGATATGAAGCTGAACAACTAAAAAGGAAACCCCAAGTTATTGCAGCTAACAGTATAAAGATTATTAGTTTTACTACTTCTAAGTGTGGGAAGTTTCCTTTTGTCGTCATAGTTCTTTTTTAATGTTTTTAGCTTTTATAATTAAATCAACTATTTTATTGATGAATGAATAGCCTTTGACCTTTTGAAAACTTTCGTCCATTGACTTAACCTCAATCGATATTAACACGAGTGCAATTAACTTTGTAAATAAAAACTCAACTGATACTACCGATTTTGTAAGTTCGTTAATGATAAAAAAGTCCGAAGCATAAACTAACATAGTAGCTGTTACGTAGCTTAGTATCTTAGGGATAAAACCATGACGAAAGTTTTTCGATGTAACACCTTGACGCAATTGTTTAGCTTTCCAAACCCCGAAGCAAGTATCTAAAACAGTAGATAAAGCAACAAGTATTATAATACCTTTAATAGGTGCGAAAAAGACAAACAACGCTTGTAAAAAGTAACTGTAATAAGAGGCAATAAAAGACTTCATGCGAAAACGTGTATAGGGTTGTTAGGCTTTATTTCGTTTGAAAATTCAATATTTTCATCAGTCATTATATCAACGTGGTAACCTTCTAAGTACGTAGCCTCTTTAATAACTTCCATGTTTTCAATAACTGCAGGAGTATCTACTATTTTACCTATGTAAACAACAGCGTGAGTACTTGGTGCAAACGTGTTAATTTCGTTACCGTCTTTATCAGTTGTGTTAATCAAAATGCCTTTCGTTAACATATCAGTAATTGCGTTATCGTGGTCGGTGTATATTAGTTTATAAATCATATCGTAGTAAGTGTTGCGAGTTGTGTGTTAGTTAAGCGTGTTTTCCAAAGGGCTAAAGTATTTACTTCAATTTGTTGTTTATACGTTCCTAAAGAAACTGATAAATCATTAATATTCAAATTACTACAAGTTGGTACTGTACCCGTTGATTCTGTATCTACTTGAACACCATTTACATATAATGTAAAGTCATTTAATTTGTAAGAACCGCAGATTTTATATCTACCTTTTACTAAAGTAGTTGGATAAGATAAAAACGCACCTGTTGAAAATTCAAAGTAAAGTAATTTATTACCTATATAGAAATCAATTCTACTTGAACCGTTATATAATTCTATAGGCATTAAATCTTTAGATTCTCCATTGTAGTAGAAGTCAAATAAAATAGTTCCTTCTGTTTGTCCAATTAGATTGCTAATTCCTGTTTTATTAACTGAATCGGCAATTCGCGTTACGCTTGATGTGTCTGTAGGTATATAAGATGTAACATAAGAACCTTGCTCAAGTTGTTGACCAAATAAGTAAGATGTACCTATGTTAGTCAAAGTTCTGAATATATTACCAGAAGATAAAGTATCAGCACCTGTTATAGAACATCTATACCAACCATTATTTAATGCTTGAATCTTTGCAGTAACAGTACCAGAAGTACTTGTTATTGTTCCTGTATTCAAATTAAAAGTAGCTTCAAACGTATTGCTTGTTGTAACGTTTACATGAAAAAGAGTAATAGTATTCGATGTGCCTTTTTTAGCAAAAATACTATAAGATATATTACCACTACCTAAAGTAATTGGGTAAATGTCATTATTATTAGCAGAAGTTGTATTAAACTTTTCCGCTTTATTTGTTCCAAATGGGTCTAAAGTATCAGTTGTATCTTCTGTTACTGTAAATACCCCACCAGCAAAATCAAAACCAAAACCGCTAATTAATCTTTCACTATAAAATCTTAAATTCGTTCTTTGTGGCTCAACTAATATACTCGGACAACTTCCATTGCTATAATCTAAACGAGGTACATTAGTTGCTACGCTTTCAATAGCACCTGCTGAATTAATACGTGTTGCAGTAGTTGCTCTTGTTACTGTTAAGTCACCTGAACCGTCACTTGGAACTACTGAATATAGTTTACTCGCTTTCGTTCCGTTTGGTGTTACAACTAAACTCGCTGTATCTAATAAACTCATATTTCTAAATTATTTAATGTTTGTAATAAGCATTGGTTAGCCTCGTATGTTCCTGTATCAGTTGAAATTCTTGTACTAAAATTATAAGATATTCCTCCTTCATTTCCTACTAATTCAGTATCTCCCGAATTACTTATATAATGTAAATAACCCCAACCTATAGCATTATTAAAAGCATCTTGCCCCCAACCTATTGTGTTATTGTTTGCTGCCTTACCCCAATCAATTGAATTAATCATTTTTTTAATTCTTTTAATTCGTTATATAATTCTAAAAGCTGAGCTTCTTTATCTGCAATTAATTCCTCTTGTATTGGTTCATCTACTTCGATAAAACCAACTTCCACTAATCCGTTTTCGTCATATATTTCGTTTCTAATTTGCGCCATAATTTTATGCTTTTGTGATACCAATATATTGCAAATTTTGTGAAATTGCTGATTGATTTGCTAAAAATGTAGCTGGTGTTGGTGTTGTAAATGCTAAAGC